GAAGGCCCAAGTCAACGGTTTCCAGGCGATGCTGCGAAGCAACGACCTCGAGGAACTGACCGACATCCTCGAGTGGGCGATGCAAGATTCTTTCTGGCTCGCTGTAATTCTTACGCCGCTCACTTTCAAGAAGCACTACCCCACCCTGAAATCACGATTCAAGAACGACAAACTAACCAAACTTCGCGATTGGGCGAAGAACGCTGAGGAGGACTACCAATGGTAATGACACCGGAACAAACGCTCAAGGTTGTAGGGCACTTGATGGGATCTAACAACCGAGTGCCGCAAGACGCAATCGTGAACGCGTGGCACGACACGCTGAAGAACCTCGACTACGACCTCGTTGTCTCAGCAGCTCGTAAGTGCAAGGCAACGATGACGGAACTCCCGAACTCGGCTCAGTTCCTGGCAGTCTGCGCCGAAATCCTTACCGGCCCTATGCCGGACGAGAACGAAGCACTCCGAGAGGTGCAACAGGGCATCAACTCATGGGGCCGAGACAACGAGCCGAAGTGGACGCACCCTGCCATCGCTAAAGCCATCGAAGGAATCGGCTGGCGAAACCTGTGCAACAAGGACGCCGACTTCTGGGCCATCGAGTTCCGTAAGGCTTACAAAATCTCCGAGGGCCGTTACGTTCGGGAAATCCAGCAGACGATGCTCGAGGGAGTGAACGCCGCCGTCGCTCTCGACACCGAAAGGAAGCAGGCTCTCGAGAAGGCAAAGGCCGGAACGCCGGAGCTCGAGGCCGGCGAAGCCCCAGACCTTGAGGAGGTCAAGCGCAAGAACCGTGAAATCTTCCGGCTCGGGCTAGGCGATGCCTTCGACCCTGACAAAGGAGACGATGATGGGGAGGCAGGAGTTCCGGCGCTGGTGTAGTCTCAAGACGTGAAGATTCCCTCGGCAGACAACCCCCAGGAGCCAGACAACTTCCTTCTGCTCATGTCGTACTGCTTCGAGCATGGCATCTCCATCAACGCAAACCCGATGGGCCAGCGCCTCGCCATCATGGGAACCGACAGCCCCGAGACGATTGGCTGGATAGTCGCCCACTACGAGCAAGCGGCGCACTGGCTCCCTGGCATCTGCGACGGCTGCGAGCGCTGGTGTCTTACTCGCACCGAGGCCTACTGGGGAGCGCATCCGCACTTCTGCAACAAGTGCCTCGCGTGGACTATCCGCTATTTCGAAGCAAACGGCAAGTGGCCTGAGGGCAACTGGTTCCCTGACGAGAAGTTTGAGCTCGACGAACCTGAATTACCGGACGAGGAGGGCAATGAAGAGATCTAAACTGAACCCCGTCTCAAAGAAGCGCCAAGCCCTCAACGTGAAGCGCCGGATGTTCGTGCACCAGATTCTTGAACAGCGCCCCGAGTGCGAGGCTCGCATCGAGCGCATCTGCTCACACTACGCTTCTGACGTGCATGAGATACTGACCCGAGCCCGAGGTGGCTCCATCCTTGACGAGGAGAACGTCCTCGCCCTCTGTCGCAACTGCCACACGTTCATCACCGGACACCCAGCCTTTGCTCAAGAGCACGGCTTCTCCGTCCACTCATGGGCAACGTCGGCAGACCTCATCGCAGCACAACGAGCAAGGGAGATGTATGGCTACCAGGGATAGACGGATTCACCTCGGCAAGTGGGGAATCTACGACCTCAGCATCGTGAGCAGTCAGCGCCACTCGCGCAAGGAGAAGAAGCGCATGAAGGCCCGAGCGAAAGAGGCCGGCATCGAGTTCATCATCGACCAGTGGCTCAGCCGTAACCAATTCCCCGAGGAGGGCACGGATGGCAACTGACCCCCTGTTCGGCAAAGCGGCGTGGAAGAACTCGATGCTAGAGAAGGACTTTCATGAGCAGGTCGCTCACCTCATGCGGCTTGAGGGCTGGTCGGTCTACTCCGTGCCGGACAGTCGACGTGTCTCGCTCGCTGGCTACCCCGACATCACTGCCTGGCGTGGCACTCGGCTCATCTTCGCCGAGCTCAAGCGTGAGAAGGGTCGCACCTCGCCGGCCCAGGACGAAGTGCTCGCGGATCTACAGCAGATACCCTGCGCCGAGGTCTACATCTGGAAGCCCAGCGACTTCGATAGAATCGTCGAACTAGTACGGAGGACGAAGTGATACTGGTCTTTATTATTCTTGCCGTCGGGCTTGCCCTCTACCTCTGGGGAGACAAATGAAGAACGCCGACCGCCTCATCCGTGACCGCCGCATCATCGAGAAGTCTCTAAGCCGACTGACCGACGGCGTGATGCTTGACCTCTGCCGACGAGCTGGCACGAGGGCCGAGAAGGACGCTACCCCTTCCGGCCCCAGGGCGAGGGGAACGCACTCCGACCCGACCCTCTCGGCAGTCGTTCGCAAGATGAGCGAGGCCGACATTGCCGACCCCATCTTCGATTCCGTGCGCGACATCTCACGCCTGCTTGACGAGATGGCTCGCATGGCGCTGAAGGTCGATGACCTCGTGCGCTTCGTGCAGACCGGCAAGGAGCGAGCGAAGAAGGCCGAACTCTCTGAGTGCAAGACCTGTGGGCGCATCGTGGAGAACACGCCAGCCGACCGGATCCGCTCAGGGATGTGCACCGCCTGCTACCACGCCACTCGACGGGCAAAAGCCCAGTAATTGCAAGGCGCAAAAAACTTTAAAAAAATGCTTGACTTGTCCTACGCTCGGACAGTACGCTCTAGGTATCGGCAAAGCGCCGAAGTTCTGAGGAGGACACATGGAAGCAACTTGGTACAAGCGCAACGGACACATCTACCTGCAGCCGGAACGGGTTGGGGTATCGCTCCAGGAGGCGCAGGCAGTCATCGCAAAGTTCCGCACGGCAACCGCCGAGATTCGTGAAGACGGCAACGTCTACGTCATGAGCGCCGACAAGGAAGCCATGAAGGTCAAGATGGCCCTCGCAGGTGAGAACATCGGCTTTACCGAGAGCATTTCCTTCACCGGCATCCGCATCAACAGCCGAACGCTCGACGTGAGCCAAGAGCAGAAGGACTTTGACCTCGCCGACCTGAAGAAGGCAGGTGCATGATGAGCAAGCCCACGACCAAGCCCATCGCCTACGGTCTGTTCACCCACGGTGTCTGGCAAATCTTCTGCCCCGAGTGCTGGGCGAAACTGTTTGGCTGGTTCCGTGATGCCGACGCTGATCTCATTGACGGCAACGGCGACACCGTGACCTGCCTCGGCTGTGGCAAGGAGTGCAAGTGACACCGGAACAGCGCCAAGAACTACGAGAGAAGCACCGGCAGTACGGCTCCTACTGCTTCGCCTACGCCCTGGCTCTCGGTTGCTGGGCGTTCTTGTTCGGGGTCTGCACCTACGGTTTCTGGGCGCACTCGTGACAAACCGATACGAAAACAACACAAGTGACCGCTCGACCACAGAAGGCGCTAGTGAACGTTCAGCCACAATGACCCCCGAAGAACGTAAAGTCCTACGAGAGAAGCACACCTATCTTGGCGACTATTGCGGTTTCTGCACCAAAGACGGTGGCTACCCAGCCGATTACCCCTGCGACGTAATCAAGGTGCTGGATGCACTGAAAGAAGCAAACTTTCAGGCGGCGATAAATTACGAACGTGGATACGATGATGGTTTCAAGGGTTCTGTTGCCGACGCCGAATCGGATAATTGGGCAGGTGGAAACGATGACTAAAGAAGAACGCCAAGCCCTACGAGAGAAGCACCGCAAGATTGCCTGGGATGGGGGAAGGTGCATGGCCTGTGGCGGGGCGATGGTTCACCCCTGCGACGTAATCAAGGTACTGGACGCAACGGAGGGCAAGTGAAGAAGCTCATCGCCGGAGCGCTGGCTGTGCTCATCGCATCCCCAGCACCGCACCACCACGTCGAGGCAAAAGTCCTGCCTGCCGTGCGCCCAGTAGTGCGCCACGTCGCTTCCCTCGTCTCGGCTCCCGTCATGAAGGCGTGGAACCGTGTCTACCTCTGCGAGACCCACAACTGGCGACAGCAGGGAACCTACGAGGGAGGGCTGGGCATCACGCTCTGGAACTGGCAGCACCACGGCGGCCTGCGCTTCGCTAAGGCTCCGTACCTGGCAACCGCCCAGCAACAGGTCTGGGTGGCGCTACGGATCCAACACGGCCTGCCGACCCCCGACCAGCAAGAAGCCTGCCGTGACTGGTAATCACCACAAGCGCGGCATCTGCCGGAACTGCGGCGAGGAAGTCTTCTTCGAGAACAACCCTGGGCGCAACATCGAGCCCTACTGGGTGCACGACCGGCACTGCATGACAACCTGCCTCGCCAAAACCATCGCCGAGCCTGAGCCCGAGAACCTACTCGACCTAGCGAGGACGCTGTGATTACCGTTGAGCGCATCCACGACGGCATCGCCAAGAGCCTGAACACCATCTCTGAGCTCGTCGCAACGATGGCAGAGGCCGGCGACAACGCAGCCCAGGCGGAGGCGAACTACAAGACCGAGTTCGCCAAGCAACGCCTCGCCTACCGAGCCCTGAACCAGAAGGCGACGGTCGGGCAGGTGGATGACCACGCAACCGAAGCCTGCGCGGATCTCTACCTCGCCTACCTCATCGCCCAGAACCGGCTCACTACGACCCGAGAAGCCCTCCGCGCCGCCCAGTCTCGTCTCGACGGACTGCGCTCCCTGCTGTCGAGCATCAAGGCCGCAACAAACTAGCGTCACACCATCGCAGTAATGTAGTATCCAAGCATCACCTAACCCTGAGGAGGGAACCATGAAAGTAATCACAAGGACTGATTCGCTCAGTCGAGAAGATTGGCTAGAGGAGCGCTCACGCGGAATCGGTGGATCCGATGCCGGCGCAATCCTCGGGCTCAACGCCTACAAGAGCGCCTGGCAACTCTGGGCCGAAAAGACGGGGCGCATCGAGGACACCTTCACCGGCAACCTCGCCACCCGTATCGGGCAAGCCCTAGAGCGCCCCATCGCTGAGCTGTACGCCCAGGAACTAGCCGCCGAAGGGCTGGCAGTAGTCGCGTGGCCCGTACTGCTGCAGGGCGCGGAGACGTACCAACTCGCCAACGTCGACTTCTTCATCTGCCGCCCAAGCGAGGCGAACCTTGACCAGTGGGAACTCGGCAAGGTGAACGACCACGACAGCCAGACCGCCCCCATCAACATCGAGGCCCTGCTGGAAATCAAGACCGGCGGCATGGTCGGACGTGGCAACGCCGACGGCTGGGCTGAGGATTCCGTTCCTGGCTCCTACTGGGCGCAGGGATGCCACTACGCCAGCGTCACCGGCATCTCGACCGTCCACTTTGTCTGCCTCTACGGTGGAGCCGGCCTGCTGATTCGCAAGGTCACTTACTCCCAGCCGGTCATCGAGCACCTCAACGAAGCCGAGGCTGAGTTCTGGGGAAAGTTAGTGCTGGACGAAGCCCCCGAGGTGACGGGCAACGACCTCGACGCAATCGGGAAGATGTACCCCGAAAGCACCGACGAGACGGTCGAGGCTGACGACATCGTGCTCGGGCTGGTTCGTGAGTACGCCGCGCAGAAGGCAACCGTCGACAGCGCCGAGGCTGAGCTCAAGCGCCTCCGTGCGCAGTTGGAGTTGGTCATCGGATCCGCTTCTGCCGTGACCTACGAGGGCGAGACGCTCTACACCTACAAGAGCACTAAGTCCTCCGAGACCTTCGACGCTAAGGCCTTCCAAGAGGCGCACCCCGACCTCGCGGCGCAGTTCACCAAGACCAAGCCAGGCTACCGAGTGCTGAAGGTGGCAAAGTAATGGTCTGGGAGTTCATCAAACTGACGCCCCCCTACGAGGGAACCACGGCTCGCCTCTGGGTCGCTGACTACGCCAAGAACAACGAGGAATACTTTGCGCTCTACTACAACGGCATCCTCTGGGATTACTACACGCTCCTCGAACACGCCGTCGAGGGCCTTGAGCTGCAAGTCGCCAACGCACTGAAGGAAGGATGGACACGATGACCTGCCCCCACAC